ATTTTGGAAGTTGAGAAAGGTGAGGATGCTGAGGCGGTAAAGGATAGAGCTTGGGCGCAGTTTGACGAATTGTGTCCCGGTAACTTGGAGCAAGACAATCATACAAAAATAGAATGGCTTGATCAGGAACCTAATGAGAGGGGGTGAGAGTAGTGATCGTCAAGCTGTATAGCAATCCCCAGGGAACGGGATGGCTCGGGTGGTTAGAAAACTGCAAGGGGGATACCGTGGGATTTATTCGGTTGAATGGACGGGTATCCTGGGAGTGGTAAAACAGAGTGGGTGCTTGGGCCGGTTCTTCAGGGAAGCCGTCTCTTACTCAGCGACTTCTCACTTCTTCCGGCCCGAGTGCCCGACTCACAAGGGGGGTGAATAAAGTTGCGGTGGTATTACTACCTGCATACAAACGGAGACCTGATAGGTAAGAACCCTGCGGTGGTAGACTCGGATGCGAGTTACTTCGACTCTGACTTTGTAAGAAAAGTTTGGCTGATAACTTCCAGGGAGAAGTTGATCCGTATGCTGGTTCAGGCAAAGGAACTGGGCGCAAGGGCGGAGCGGATAAAAGCGATTGAAGAAAAGAGCACGGTTACGGAAAAGGATTATGAGTGCCTTCGCCGGATAGATGCCGGTGAGGATCAGGAGAAAGTTGTTGCGGAGATATTCGGGTAAGAGAGGGAGGAAGAAGAAATGAAAGTTGAATTGCTGGCGGTCACCCCGGATGCGGAGGCAGTTATTGAGAGGGCCGGTAGAACCTGTTATCAGTCTCAAGATAGGATCAGTGAGATTAGCAGGGGGGACTTTATTCGGAGTGTGATCAAAAGAGGTCACCTCTCGGTTATCGAACACGCTTACGCCACGTTCAGAATTACCGGAGGTAGTCGGGCCATGACGCACCAGTTGGTAAGACACCGGCTGATGGCTATTAGTCAGCAAAGTCAGAGGTATGTGAATGAGGAAAACTTTCACTACGTGATCCCGGAGACGATTAGGGATTCAAAGTTGCTCTATGAGTATAATGCTTTTATGGAAGGGGCGAGACAGTTCTATCTCCGTTTACAGAAAGAGGGAATTCGGAATCAGGATGCCCGTTTTGTTTTACCGAATGCGGTTAAGAGTGAGATAGTGATCTCAGCGAACTTCCGGGAGTTTCGACATATCTTCAATGTAAGATGCTCGAAACACGCTCAGTGGGAGATCAGGGAAGCGGCTCTCTTGATGTTAGAGATTCTAAAGCTCGAAGCTCCGGCGGTCTTTGGTGATTATGTTATTTACCATGAGGCGAGAATTGCCAAGTCTGAAGGAGTATTTCAGTGGGACTAAGGAAAGTTCCGGGAAGAAAAGTGCTGGACTGTGGGATAACAAGTGCCGGAAGTGCTTGGGGACAGGTGGAAGGGAGGGGAACCCTGTCAGTCCAGCATTCCATTCAGGAAGGGGGTGAGTTGTGGGAGTGATAATGAACGTCCCTTGCAGGTGGGGACTGAAACGTGGAAGCTACTGTGGATGCAGTAACCCGGCCTATCATATAGTCAGAGGGAAAATACTCGGGCTATTCCGGCGGGGTTGTTGCTTTCGGTGGCACCCTTCTTACCAGGACTGCGAATTCAGAGAGATTGCAGGTAGGCCACCGGTTCCTCCAAAGGCGCAGAGGTGAAAATCCGTCCGATTTTCAGGTGGTATGATCTGTGGGTTGGACTCTACATAGACAGGGAAAGACGAAGGGGTTTTCTGATGGTTCTACCCTGTCTTGGGTTTCTGATCGAGTGGCCGGAGAGAAGGGGAGAGGGAGAGAAAGAGAGGGTTTGACTGGTTGTGTCTGGTCATGTCCGGTCAAGACCAGTCACGTTCTGTCACTCCTTTCCTTTCCTACTCCTATTCCTACTCCTACTCCTAATACTAATATATGCTATACTAATAGGGGAATGTCAGGATAAGAGAACCAGGGACACCGGGTCTCCCCTGGGTTCCCTTCCTGGAAGCTCCTGGACGCTCCAGGAAGTAGCAGGGATGATCCTGCGGAGTACTCGAGGGGTACTCGAGAGGGTCAATTCTGTGCTCCCAGGGGTACTCGAGACGTACTCGAGGGATGATCTACCTCCGGGAGGTTCCGGGGTTCCCAGGATCGAACCGGGCCACGGTTAGGGGAAATACCTTGACAACGGAAACCCTTTGTGCTATATGCCAGGTTAAAGCTCCGGCCCTCTCTTATATATATATAGTAGTTATTATTACTACTGTCTTTTGTCTTTCTTATTATGGAGAGAGGTGAGATATAAAATGACTGATCCTTCTTCAGACTACCTTCCTGATAACTTAATCAATGCTTCTACTGATCTCTCCAGGATTTCTCCTATTAGAGCTATTAGACATAAGTTCAGACTCAATGCTAAGGAGAAAGAACGGTTGAACTTAATCCTTGCTACCGGTATCTATGAGAAACACCGCCTCGAAGAACTGTCTAAGTGTTTGAATATAGGTAAGTTGACTTTAGGGAAGGAAGTTAAAAGAGTTAAGGATAAGAAGGTTACTACTTCCCCCAAGGGCGCAATTGGCGTGTCCGGCGACCCTGAAAACCGCCGTCGAGAAGTGCTGGCCGGGTCTGTCTACTCTGTCCTGACTGAACTCCTGGAACTTCTTTCTACTGCGATAGAGAAACAGAAGAAGAAGCTAACCCTTACTCCTATAACAGTTTCCACAATGGCCGGAATCCTCATTGATAAGCTCTCTATCCTGGAAGGCTACCGGGATCGGACACCTGGGGGGGGACACCCTAAGACTCTTGTGTGGAATATCATTCAGACCGCCAGGGGAGAAAGAGTTAGAATTGAACCTGGACAGTTTGTGGTTCAGGGAAAGTCGGTCACCCCGGAAGGGATCAGGAAGCTACGCAAGATCGCAGGGGTTGAAAAGAGGAAGCTGAAGGAGTTGGCGCAGGGATGATAATAATTATTATGTAAACCTCCCCTCACAACCGGCACCCGTCGAGACCGGTTCCGGGAGAGGGGGAAAACGTGGGGAGGGGAAATCCGGGGAATTCCGGGTTTTGAAACGGGATCGGGAAGCGCAAAGGGGGTAGTGTGGTTGTAGAAATAATTCTAAAACCTCTCTTAGGTAAAAACTTATGTAAAACTCTCACGATAAAGACTCCTAAACTTAGAGGTAGAATAAGTTGAACCGGAATAGTAAGGGGAAGTTTATCCTGACATTTCAATTCTGTCAAGAAAAAAAAAGAAAAGGGAGGTGAGAGAGAAAAATGACTACGGGAAAAAGTAGAAAAAGAAAAGTAGAAAAAAAAGGAACTGTCCTGGAGAAAGTATTTGACTTCAGAAATTTCAAAGAGGTGCGGAAGATATGGATACTTCCGGGGGCAATGCTCTATGAGCGAACCGGGGGCGACCTCCACCTGATACCCTTCCGGGAGTTCGACCTTTTCCTGATACCCTCTCACCTGAGAAACAAAGTCCAGGTAGGGTTGACCAGGGGAGTCACCGGAGTCTAAGAGCGGCAAGGGAGACAGGGATGTCCTTTTGCGCCGGTAGTTGAAAGAGAGAGAAGGATGGTTAAGTCCTCAGACCTGGAGAAGGGGATCACCCTACATGAGTTCCAGTCTACCGCCTGGGTATCACCGACCCGGTATCTCGGGTTGATCTCCGGTGTCCAGGCGGGAAAGACAATTTTCGGTTGCTACTGGATCGGAAGGGAGATCACCCAGGGGGGTGAGGCTGATCATTTAGTTTTATTCCCGACCTATAAGATCGGGAACCAGTCAACCCTGAAAGACTTCCTTGCTTTCAATCGGTATTTTGGGTGGGGTGAGTGGAAGAAAATGGACTCTGTATTGAAATGCCACAACGGAGCGAATGTTTTCTGTCGGAGTGTCGAGAGACCCCAGGACATAGTTGGGATACCGGCAAAGTCCGTCTGGGCCGACGAAGCGGGGATGATGACTCTTTCAGCCTGGTTGAATATGCAGGATAGAGTTTCAAAGACCGGTGGAAAAATTCTATTGACGACAACCCCGTATGCTTGCAACTGGTTATACCACGACTTTTATAATTCCTGGTTGCAGAGCGACCCGGAATATCAGGTAGTTCAATTTCCCTCCGACGCAAACCCCACCTTCCCCCGGAAAGAAATGGCAAAGAAAAGACAAAAGCTCTCACCGGAAGCCTTCGCAATGCGATACCTGGGACAGTTCCGAAAGATGCAGGGCTTAGTATATCCTTCCTGGAGAGCGGTTAAAAGATTACCACCCAAAAAGTTCTGGCAGAGAGTGGCGGCGGGAGTGGACTTTGGTTATACAAACCCCGCCGCTATGCTGGTATTGATAGAGTCCTACCTTCCTGATAATAGCGGGGAGCTACACTACTTCCTTGCTGACGAATGGTATCAGACCCAGAAGTTGATCGGGGATATAATCGCACAAGGGAAGCTACTGAAAACAAAGTGGGGCATTGAGACTTTCTACTGCGATCCGTCGGAACCTGACTACATAGCTGATATGTGCCTTGCAGACCTGAACGCAATAGCGGGAGAGTCCCGGAAGTCCCTGGGACTCCAGAGGTGCGCCGGGGGATTCGCAAGCGGGAAGATACTTGTCCTGCAAGACCTCCCTAACTTGACTGACGAAATTGAAGTTTACCACCGTCCCCCGGAGGGCGAGACAAAGAGTGAAATGCCGATTGCGAAATATGATCACCTAATGGACTGTGTGCTTTACGGTTTTATGGGGATGTCAACCGGAGAGCTTGCTTCTGCCTCCCAGAGAGAAGAAGCGGCGGCTACTGAAGAAAGTAACTACTTTCGGGAAAGAGAAAGGGGAAGGCTATGGCGGTGAAGAAAAAAAAGAAAATGGAAAAACCGAAAAAGACGCAAATTCAGAAGCTAAGAGCGGAAGTCAAAAAGCTGAGGGAGACAAGTCTTTTTCCCGCCGCCTTTCAGAAGGACGCAGGGTGGCGATCCCTGGTGTCTACGAAAAGGGACGTTCCCCCGTTTCAATACGAAAGACACCTGACAATTGCAGACTATCTTTTCCGGGAAAACCTCTTAGCGAAAAGAATCATTGAGACAAAGGTTGACCATGTTTTAGGGAAGGGTATCAAGGTTGTGGCAAAAGACGAAAAGATTCAGGAGATAATTGATACCTTCTGGGATGATCCTGACAACGACTTCGGAGAAACACAGTTTGGCCGGGTAATTGAATTGCTGGTCATGGGCGAACTTCTTTTGAAAGCCTTTGTCAATGATAAAAACGGAGATGTAAAACTGGGCTTCATTGACAATGCGAATATAGAGAAGATCGAAAACGATAAGGAAAATGCCAGTAAGATTGTCGGGGTGAAAATAAAGAATATAGAGAAATCCCTGGTTCCGATCCGGCTTGTCCGGGACGGAACGCAATATCAATATGAGGGGGATTGCTTTCTCTTTCAGATTCACAAGCTGTCCACTCTGAACCGGGGATACTCCGACCTTCTAACTCTTTTCAATTACATAGGTGACTATGACGACGAAGTGAATAACCTAATTGACCGGAGCTATGCGGCCAGGTGTTTTATTTGGAGTGTCACCCTGGACGGTGCAACGCAACTGATCTGCGACAAGCGGAGAGACGAACTGGAAAAGAAGCCTCCGAAACCCGGTTCTTTTCACGTCCACAACCAGAGAGAAAAGTGGGATGCGGTTACTCCTAAAATACAAGCGGGAGAGCAAATAGAGCAACTTAATCACCTTCTGTCTCTAATCCTGGGAGGTGCGGGGATACCCTTCCATTGGTTCACCCAGGCCAAGGGATCAAAGGCGGGAACGATTGAGTCCTCAATTCCCACCCTGAAAGGGCTGACCAGGTTCCAGGCTTTTATCCGCAGGATGTTTCGGAAAATGATCAACTTTGCTATTGACCAGAAAGTGAAGTATAACCCTTCCGGGTTGAAAGACTACAAGCGGGGAGGGAAAGGGAACCGGTCTTTTGAAGTCGTAATGCCGGACATAACTGTCAGAGACCTGGGAGTCTATTCAGATGTTTTGAAAACCGTGACTAACTCCCTCACCCTGGCGACTGAGAACGGGTGGTTGACGCAACCGGAAGCGGAGGGAATTTTCAAAATGGCCTTGACCCGCCTGGGCTACGAAGTGGAAGGGGTGAAGAAGGGTCAGTCTCCGACTGACGAAAAGAAAGAGTGGGAAAAGAAGGGCTTGTCAATGGAGTCCTACATGACCAGGGATTATAAAAATGCCCGTAAGTCTAAGTAAGCAATATGCCTGGAAAATGCGGATGCAAAACATTCTGAAACTCCGCAATGACTTCACCGACGGTCAGATAAAAAGATACCGGAATCTTTTGAACGAAACCCGTCGGGATATAATTGCGAGAATATCAGAAGTCCCGCAGTTTGAAGCCGCATACCTGGGGACAATGAGGACTGCGGTTGACAATGCAATGGACAGACTGGAAAGGGAAGCAACTGCCGACCTGCAAAACACCGTCGTCAAAAACTTTACTTTCGGAACGGACGCTTTGCCGGATGCTATAACTGCGACGGGACGGTTTGTAGGGTTTCCCTCTATTGCACCGTCCCTGGTCAAGGTGATCACCGACTTCTCGGCTGACCTGATAGTGGGACTCACCGACGAAAAGCGGAAGGCTATCAATTCCGAAATTGCCAGGGGGATACTCATGGGGGCGAGACCCCGGCAAGTGATAGACAGGATCGGAAGGAACCTCACCGATCCCAGTATCTTTCGGAATACCCGCTACCGGGGAGAAACCATTTACAGAACGGAAGCTATGAGAGCTTACGGAATGGCCGCCGAAGCAAGGATGCGGGATGCCGCCGCCCTGGGACTGTTAGTCACCGCTAAGTGGGAAGCTATTGTAGACAATAGAACTTGTGCGGCTTGCCTTGCTCTCAATGGATCAGAGTTCAAAGTGACGGAGAAGGGGCTTGTGGGTGGGGTGGGGATTCCCCTACACCCGAATTGCCGATGCCACTATGTAGAGTCCGTAAGCTACAAAGAAGATTATGAGTTGCAGAAGAAAAAAGCTATTGGAGAATATGAAACAGATATTCTCAATGAGACAGGGAATAACTGGGAGGCTTGCTACGCTATCAATGACGAAGTGTTTCACAAGCGGGGGGAGCAAAGTCAGATTGACTTCAGGGTAAGTGAAGTGGAAAAACTGAAGAAGATGCGAGTCTTTACCCACAATCACCCGTCCTCTGGAAGTTTTTCTCCCCAGGACTTGAGACTGACCATAGACACTAACCTGAAAGAAATGAGGGCAATCGCTCCGCATAGCAGATACGGGAATGTTACTTATTATATCAGACGAACCGGGAAGGATTGGGGAACTTCCCCCCAGGCTTTCTTTGCAGTCTACCAGCATGAAGATCAAATACAGAGGGATATGTTTTGGCCGAAAGTCAGCTCAGGTGAACTGAGTAAAGAAAAAGCTAATCTCATTCACCATGACGAAGTGTGGAAAAGGGTAGCAAAACTCCTGGGGTGGAAATACGGGCATAGGAAAAGATAATGAGAAAGCAAAGAGAACCAAAGGTAACTCTGGACGGTAAAGCTCTGGAGGTAGACTACACAACGGGGAAGATGCCGACAAAGAGAGACTATGAAAGGGTGGCAAAACAGTGGGA